CCTCATATTGAGTATGAGTTAAGAGACCACTTTACCTTTGAGGTAGAGGGTGCAAAGTTTATGCCTCAATATAGAAATAGAAATTGGAATGGTGAGATACATTTATTTGATATGAGATCTAAGAGGATCTATGTAGGTCTTCTATCAAAGATTATAGATTTTTGTGCAAAGCATGATTATAGTTTTAAATTTAAAGATAATGAATATTATGGTATTCCTTTTGAGGTAAATGAAGGAATATCATATGCGGGTGTTAAGGATTATATGCATTCTATTTGTTCTCATCCTCCACGTAAATATCAAGTAGAGGGAGTATACGATGCATTAAGACATAACCGAAAGCTATTGATATCACCCACTGCCTCAGGCAAATCCTTGATGATTTATTCTCTTGTAAGGTATTACGTAGATAAAGGTCAAAAAATTCTCTTAGTTGTTCCAACGACATCCCTCGTAGAGCAGATGTATAAGGACTTTTTGGATTATGGTTGGGATGCTGAGTCATACTGTCATCGTATATATTCGGGCAAGGAAAAAACCAATGAGGATCCTGTGACGATTACTACATGGCAATCGGTTTTTAGAATGGAAAAATCGTTCTTTAAGGATTATGATGTAGTCATTGGAGATGAAGCTCACTTATTTAAAAGTAAGTCACTAGTATCTATAATGACAAAACTTGAACATGCTAAGTATAGATTTGGATTTACTGGTACTTTAGATGGAACACAGACTCATAAATGGGTCTTAGAAGGACTATTTGGACCATCATATAAAGTAACAAAAACTGATGAGTTAATGAGACAAGGACATCTTTCTCAATTAGATATTCAATGTCTTGTTCTTAAACATGCTCCTCAAAAGTTTGAAACATATAATGATGAAATAGAATATTTAATATCACATGAGCAAAGGAATTCTTTTATTAAAAATCTTACATTAGATCTAAAAGGAAATACCTTAATACTTTACAGTAGGGTAGAAGCACATGGTAAAGTACTTTATGATTTAATAAATAAAAATAAGCAAGATGATAGAAAATTATTCTTTGTTCATGGTGGTGTGGATGCTGAAGAAAGAGAACAAGTAAGAGAAATTACTGAAACTGAAAACAATGCCATTATCGTTGCCTCCTATGGTACATTCTCAACTGGTATCAATATTAAGAACCTCCATAATGTTATCTTTGCTTCTCCAAGTAAATCACGCATTCGCAACCTGCAAAGTATTGGACGAGTTCTTAGAAAAGGAACAAACAAAGTAAAGGCAATCCTATATGATATTTCTGA